TATGAGCACAACATACCGCATTGAAACTTAACCAGCCCTGTGGACTGGGTTTACGTTTCGCAGGTAGGTAAGCAAGGATATCTAGCATCTGTATAGTGTAACAGATTTATGTCTCTAGATCAACGATATTGGAGATTAACAATCCATCCGGTTGTGAGCAATACAGCGGCCACTTGTAGGCCTTGATATTGAATTGGCAAGTAGCCTGAACCACCATTAATGATCTCAATGCCATTGATTCCGCCGGTGCCACCAATTCCGGTCACTATGGCTTCAGCACCAGCACCATTGCCTAAAATTTGCACATGTGGGGGTGCCACATAGCCTTGACCAGCATTGGTCACTTCAATGTTGGTAATCACACCATCAGTTGCAGTTGCACTTGCTTGAGCACCAAATCCTTGACTGTTGTTAAAGGCAGCACGAATCAATGGATAGAATCCCACCACATTAAAATACTGTGTGCTGGTTTCATTGAAGTAACTGTAACTTTGAGTCACGTCGTACCAAATACTTTCGTAAGTTTCAGCAGATTGAAACTTTACGGTGCCAGTATAACCGACCATGTCCATGCTTATGGTAGTTAAACTTTGACCACTTGTGGGAATATGACTTGAATAAAATTCTGTGAGTTGTGTGGTATTAACAGGTTGTGGGTATAGTGCCCAATCAGGCCAATTGGTAGGCCCAGGAATTAACTGTTGACCTTTGCCATATATGGTGGGGATTGTCAGCACTTCGCTGGGTACAAATTGTGGTAGCACCGAGTTCACAATATTGCAGTCTGCTCTGGCACCTGCATTGGCATCTGTAAAGGCGGCTTGCACATAGGCACCTTGTGTGCGTTGTATGCTGTAACTGCCAGGTTGTGCAACAATATCAATGGTGTCTGCTGTGTCCAACACCACCTTAACACGACCCAGTGTAGCACTCAGTATGTCCATGGGCTTTTCTAGCAACAAACTGTCTCCAGTTTGATTAAGCAATCGGAATACAAATGTGCTTCCGGTTATGTTGACAGGCTTTTCTTCTTGATTGATAAACTCAAACAAAAGAACATTGTCAACGCCTTTGTTTACGGTTAATTGTTTTGCGTACACTGGATCCCACCTGTAAGTAAAGGATCCGCCGCTGGTGTCAACTAGTAAAACTTTGATAATTTGCTGGTATAAGTAAGCAGTGGTTGAATACATAGGATCCTCGAACAATTATTTATGGGTAACGATATCTTTCAAAAGTTAGCAGCAAAATATCCTTTTATAACGCTGTGCATCTACGCAAATGAAGAGTATGTGGGCATTGTGCAAAATAGGGACGATGCAATTACCACTATCTACGACTTCGGGGCAGTGCAAAATCAAGAACAAAAATTGCAGTTTTTAGAACTTGCCAATACCTGGTGGTGGGAATCAAACCATTCAATTCCTATAAACATATTTTTACGTGGCGAGTGGGACCGGTTCAAGCCTACATTACGCACCTTTTCAAACAAAGACTTGGAAATCTTGCACGGGCCTGTGTGTAGTTTGATGGATATAGCCCGTAAAAAGAGCAAAAGAAAATCAATTACCCTGGTGCGGAGACTTGAGTAAATTCATGTGAAGTGCTACCAAGGCCGCGTAGGAAACTGCGTGGCTTTTCTTAAATGTGTATCCCTGTGACTCATCACCATCCCATACTGAAGCAAACACTTCTGGCCAAGGCCTAGTCTGTAAATGTGCCTTGCCTGGACGAATAATTGAGATAAAGGCCGCCATCCTGGGGATTGAATCAGGCCGCATGGCCTTTAGTAAATCAGTATAATTGCCCACGTGTACCAATTGCTGTGCCCACTCACGGTCAGTCCACAGTTGTTCCCAAGGCGGAGTTGTGTCCAACATTTCTTGATAGTGTGCAGGATCACGGATCAACTGATACACACTCATGTTTAAAAAGTCCAATTTAAAGTATCCCAGTTGTTCGGCTGTTTCGTAATCCAACGCGGCACATGAATTGATAGGATCACGTGGTATGCTAGTGACATATACACCGGAGTTGTGTCGGCGGCCATTGCTTTGTCGTGCAGGTGTGTGTTGAATTAATTTTAGTACGTCTTCACGATTAGCAAAATCTAAATCTATATCAGCACTCATTCTTGCACCAATGCTGCCACAATTCTAACTCGTTCCTGTGCTTGGCGAACTGCTTCCATTGCATCTTGTACCGCAGGATGTTCTTTTGCTAATGCCTCAAGTCTTTTTTCTTCCGCCATCTGTCGTTGTACCCAATCAATTGCTTCTTCAGCAACTACATTAAGTCCTACACTGGTATATGGCGTGTTTATTTCCAACCAAGTCATACCATCATACACTTCTAGTCGTTGGGTAATGGAATCGAAACGCAAGTTACCAACTCCTTGTGAACCGGCCTGAGCAGTTACATAGGTGCTGGCACTGCCACCTATTACTTGTATATACTTTCCACTAGTGTGAATTGCTTTGATCATGTTTTACTTTTTGTTGTCGATTACAGGTTCTATTTTTGGAGGTGTACGTTCTAGTTCTTCCGGTGTAGCAAATCTTGTTGGCGTGGTTATCCATCCAAATGTCCATCCCATTGGTTTCCACCAACGATGTATAATGTTGTTGGCAATCACTATGGCTGCCAATATTACCAAAAATCCCAGTGCTGTAAGTAAAGTTCCGGCCAAAAAGACTGCCGCTTGATCCATGTCCATTTTATATTTCCTTTATGTTTAAAAATTACCATCCTGCTTGACGCAAGATTTCTTTTGCATACTCTGCATCGGCAGCGTAGTTCTGAAACTTTTTCTGCCATGTGTCACTGTCAATATAGGGCCAGGCCATGGCCACTTGTTCTGTGCTTAGTTCGCTCAAAAACTTTTGTCCCGACTCACAGTTGTAAATCACCCAGGGACTTATTCTACCTGCGGTAACTGCATAGCACAAGGCATTGCTATTACCATAGCGTAAACAATCATGTGCAGGATGAGTGGTTTTTTCCGACCAATCAATACCAAACTCAACTGCTCTTGCCAGTGCATCTGCTACTGCTTCCACTTGTAGATAGAATATCAAATACTCTGTGTAAATTTTATCCGAGCACCAATGATCAATCTTCTTTTGATTTTTCAACAACCAGATCATAAATTGTTCTGGATTGATTACTCGTGTGTTCACACAGTACCTGCCAAATTTTACAAATGCTTTGTAGTATGCTGAGTCACAAAAGTCATCATGTGTTTTGTTCCGGGCCGACCCTTGCATGGTTTCGTAAAATCTTATGTAGGCTTGGAACCCCAACTGTACACCACGTTCTTCTTTTTCTGATCTGCGACGCTTGGGCTCGCACATGTGTATTGCGATACTGGTTTCTCTCGCAAACTCTTTTTGACAGTAAGAACACACAAACTTACTTTGTGTTGTTTCCTGAAGCACGGGTGTATTCATCAATCTCTTTTTGTGTAGTTATCGCGGCCATAACATCAATTTCGTCATCTTTATAATGCGGAAATATTTCTTGCAAGGCTTTGCGTTTAACACTAAGCCCAGGTTGTTTTTTCTTTGGAGCAATCCAAGGATGTCTTGGTGTGCCCATGTCTGGACTCACTGTGGTACACATTAGCCATTGCAGTTTAGGATGTTTATTAACATTGTAGAAATTTTTGTTCAATCGTTGGTTTGCTGAAATAAGATAAAACTCTTGCAGTTCACGTGAACCTTCCACCGCCGAGCCCCAACGTATCATTAAGTAGTTTGAAAACTTCTTCCGCTCTTCGGGTGTGAGTTCATCGTAAAATGATCGATTCTTGCGATCAAATTGTCGCATCTCATTGGCAATGTTTAGTTTGTCACTCATATTTTGTCCTGTGATCCAAGTTGTAACGACTCCGCATAGATGTTGTGCTTGATTGGCACATTGTCATACCAGTGCTCGTTTCTGTAATTATCCAACACCAACTGTTGTGTCAAGAACTGGTACCAATGTGTAGTCATCACGGGTTCATGTAAAATCTGTAGGGCTCGTGTTATATTATACTTGTTTTTAAACTTACTTTGTTCAAGAACGGCAATCAACGGAGGTCGATATTGGGCGGGTATGCACCCAATTCCTAACACACCATCTGGATTGGCTAATACCGGTTCGAAATCAGTTATGTCTACCCAATCAAAGTAATCAAATAAATCTTTTAACCACCAGATGTTGATGGCACTTATTACCGGTGCAATTTTGAGTGTGACATTTGGTAGTTCACGTGCCCATTTGATATTGTGTTCTACTGCGGCCCAGTTGGTACCACTGCGAACAATCTCTGCATATTTGCCCACAGCATCAATACTGGCATGCAGATTGATATCATCAAAGTGTTGCCATAAATCTGCGACTGTTTGGTCTTTATAACCAACCACGGTCATGTTGCTACTGTACATCAGTCGTGGTCGAGTGTTTTGTGCAATCAGCATCCTTAACACTTGGTAATGTTGCGGATTCATCAACGGCTCACCGCCGGCAAAATATACCTGCTGGCATTGACTCAAGTCAATTTCATCTAGTGTGCTTGAATCATATTCGTTTATGACCAAACTTTTGGCTTCAGAACTCCAACTGGTGCTAAACATTGGACCGCAACTACGGCATTTTAAATTGCACAGGTTGTTGTTTCTAAAATCTAAAAATTGTATAACATTGTTCTTGTAGTCAGTGTCGTAGTGTCGGAACATGTTACGCCAACCGTGTTCGCTAGTGCTGGGACAAGAATTAGAACACTCTTTAGGTACTTGCCCTGCTAGGAATGCACCGCCAACTCGGTCAACCATCTCTTGCTGTGAGTCGAAGTAGTCACCTGCCCATTGACAACAAGGAGCAAACTTGCCGGCAGGCATGTAACTGGTTGATACCCAAGGTGCCTTGCAATAAACTTCACTCATTGGTGTTGCTTAATTGATAAATTATCACAGCACGTTCTAGTGCATCTTGTAAAGAGGGATTGGTGTGAGCGGCACGACGAATATCTTGCCACAGTTGATTTTCTTGTACTAGAGTCTGGCGATCTATCCTGTGTCCTGTTATGGGATCGTGATCATAACCTATTATTTCTCGTGTGCTAGGATCAGCACCAAACTCCCGAGCATAGATTATACCTTCTGCTCGCTCATAAATGTATTTGGTATCTGGTTTAAGTTGTCCCATACTTGTAGCCGTATTGGTTGTGGGCCCAACGCAAGAATCTTTCTAGCCCTTCTCGATCATCTGGATAACTTTCAAGATACACTCGTGCCAAGCGATTTACTATTTCAAAAACTTCAGGTTCTGTGTACATGTTTTGTCTTACCACGATTTATTATATTCCACAATCTCACAGTTACGACTGATATCTTTTACAAAGTATATGCAATCAGGATCGTCACCATCTGTTACAGGCACCGCCAACAGTTGACCATTTTTCAGTTTAGGAGCATACCATGATACTTCATGATACACATCTAGTATTTCAATGTCGGGAAAACTGGGACGGAAACTGGTCAATGGATTGAACTGGAATACTTTGAATCCACGATCATTGATCGACGTCAATGGTAGTACTTCAAGGTCACCAACTTCAGGATCGCCTATCAGCACTTGCCAATCCATGGGCATGCGAATGGTATTTTCACCTATTCGTAGAACCAATGCAGGTGCATTAAAACTTTCTAGAAAGATCAGTGGAATAAAATGATAATCAGGATCTGCTGGATTTGAATTATCTAATATGGCAAACCGCATGTCATCAATTTCTTCTGGCAAGTGATCTAGGTCGTAAAGGGTGTTGTCTAGTGTTAAAATGCGAATTTTGTGCTCCAGGATAAATAAAAGTGCAGATCGCGTAGCGCCAACTACCATCTGCTCTAACAGTTAATAAGGAACTATCAGACATGTATTTA